CAGCTACATTACTGACAGAAAATTGAATACCATTGGCTGATATACTTTTAATATAATAAATTTGTCCTGCAACCACACCATTGCCTGTTTCAGGAAATATAATTTGCTCGCCTTGGTATAATCCCGCAGTGGTGCTACAAGTAAAATAATTGCTACCACCAGTAGTAGCTGAACATTCAACAGACAAAGTACCTGATCCGTAGTTGGCTGGAACAACGTCTCCTGTGAATTTGACTTTTAAACCATTGGTAAAGCTAACTCCATTGGAAGAAGTATAGCTTGGTTGTCCAATGATTTGGTCGATGAAAATTGTGCTGTCTTGTACAGGGTCCAACAACACTATGCGTCCATATATTTCAGAATCAGTACCGTCTTGATAATACAATTCATCAGCAGCCGCAGTCAGCAACGGAATGGGTTCAAAATTGCCTGCAGCAATTCGATACCAACTAGTATTGCTGTAGGTGATACCATAACTGATGGTGAATTTTTCATTGACTGCTACCACAGCAATACTGGTCAAATTTATAATATCAACTCCAGCCACATTAACAATGCTGATTTGATACACATTGGTATCATTGGTGTCATTGACAAATACCAAAGTCCTGGTGCTGAGATATGTGATACCATCAATACCACCATAGGTGGCAATGAATGTATTCAAAGGTTGATTGTTGATCTGATTGTATTCCAGTGTGGTCAATAGATCAATTGGTCCCACATCAGTGAGATTGTAGTAGAATTGCTGTGCAGTTTTTTGTGGCACATTGAATGTGATAATGCCAAGGTCTTCACCATTGTTGGTTACTCCCAACACATCACGATTGCTGATATTGGGGGTGGCAGGTACTACCCCTGCAATACCTGGACTAGTCTGAATCCAAAAACCTGGACCGGTTCCTGGCGTGCCATCAACAATGTTGATTGAGCCTCGTAGATTTATTTGATTTTCGCTGACATAGTACAAGGTATCAGGCGCATCTTGTGGCACAGTGAATGTTACTAGACCAAAACTACTGCCATTACGACTGACTCCAGAATTATAGGCATTACCAGTGCCCAGGGTCAGATCAGTCTTAATCCAAAAAGGATACACTCCATTGAGCGTGATGTTGAACACATAGGTGTTACCACGTGTTAGAGTCAAAGTAGGATTGGCTTGTTGATCTATAATGTATGATGTGATACCATTGTTGGTCACACGATAATTCACTGTTTCCTTAGTGTTTTGTGCCACTTGGAATGTGTAGCTGCCGCCGCGTACTAGGTTAATTGTGGGATTTTCTCCTGACAGTCCTGAAAAGGTGTAAACGCCATTGGCACGTACCACTGTGAAATTGTCAGTGTCGGGTATGGTAGGTGCGTTAACTTCTACAACATCCGGCCCAGATGGCATCCAAAAGTACTGGCTAAAGTTTACAAAACTGTCATAGTCAACAAATGGATCCCAGGTGTAATATTCGCTGTTGTACAGTTGATCTGGTCTGTTTTGGTCGCCACCTTGAAATCCAATGGCATCATTGATACCAGGATAAGTTATGACATTTTTGATATTGTTGGTGTCAGGTTCTAAGCTGACAACGCCTGGTTCTAGTTGATAGTCTTGGCGTGTTTTGCTTGGTTCGACCACGTATTTGTCATTGGGGTTTACTCCTGGGCCCACTGTGCGGCCTATAAAGCCCTGTGTCTTTTTAAACTTGGGCTCTTGAACCATTTGATCCAACGTGGCGGCCAAGAATTGTTTGTTGACTGGTGTTTGAAATATCTGTGGAAGAAAATCTACTGATCTTGTACGTGCCATTAAATTACTCCGCTGCCTGGTGCAGTACGCAAGTTAGTACTGGTCAATGCTTCAATTACATCAATGTTGTCAATGGTAGCGCCATTGGCAAAAATTTCATTTGGCTGACTACGAATTTCATACAAGTCGCCAAAACTTTTTTGTTGGTCCAGTGGTACCAACACAACTGAACTAATAATAGTACCCAGCTGTCTGTGCAAATATGCTGCCAGTTCAGAGAAGTAGAATGTATCACCAAAGTTCCATTTGTCAATGCTGAAATATGCATTCATTTCTGCCAACACCGCACTTTTTATTTCACTGGTACTGGCTGTTGAATTCTGCGCACGAATAACTTTGATTGTGGCTCGTAATTGTTGTGCTGCCTTGGCGCCAAACAAGGGTTTGAATACCACTGAATTGATCACAATGTTGTCTGAAATCATTTTGTAGTCTTGTAATCGTTGGTATTCTGTGCTGAGTTCATCTATGGTGGGCATTTCAGGCTCAAGCACAGTGCCTGTGGTGTCACGCAACCAGTTTTGATAAGCAGTGTAATAACTCAGCGTGACAACATACAAGTCAATGATGTTGGTGGTTCCTGGATCAATACGATTGGTTAACGGGCTATTGTGACGATACTGAAAATACAAACTTTGTCTGCCAGTTCTAGCAATCCATCCTGATACTGCAACAATAGTACGAACTCCTGTGGCTGAAATGCTGAGTTGATAAAATGCATCTTCCCCATAGGCGTAGAACACCTGTCCCGGAGTCCACTCAGTTTTAGCCAATTCAATTTCGTCCAGCGTACTGTAATCATAGATCACCACACCTTGTTCAACCAACAAATAACGTTGCAAATTGTCAAAGTCCACTGTTTCTTGCAGGAACACGTAAGGGCCTGCAGTGGTAGCTGGTCCCACTACTTCGTTAAAAAAGTCTGGATTGTCGGGTACACCGTCGTTGTCTGAGTCACGATAACTTACCAGCACTTGAAAGTCGTCTACATAGCCATCGCTTTCCACAGGTTGTCCAATTATGGTGGTGTAGATGTCACCAGGCAATGGCTCTGTTGAGTCAGGCTGTGTGTTTACCGCCAAGATGTTGACAAAGTCTTTGATAATGGTTCCTGTGCGGCTGTCATAGATCAGTTGATCTTCGTAGAAGAAGAAACGTGTTTGCAACACTGAACCAAAGTTATAGGCCAACCCACGGAATGTGATGGTGTAGTTTTGATTTTGTATTACAAATGATACCAACCAAGATGAGTCCAGACCAGGAGCATTTTGATCAGCATATTGCTGGCTCCAGGCAGCAACAGTGGTGCCATTGCTTTCATAAACTTTGAGATTGGTGCTGGTTATGATGTACCAGGTGTAAGGTGTACCGGTGATGTCGCCATTGCTGTCGTAGCCCAGACCAAAGTTGCGATTCAACAAAATTTGTTCGGTCATGGCCTGTTCTACAGAATTGGGCAAGTCTGTCACAAACAGTGGAATAATACTGTCTACAATGGCGCCAGTGGGCACAAAGTTGTTTATGGTCACAGGACCTGCACCTGAAGGTAGGTTACCCAGGCCACCGTTGTAGCCATCACCCACAATGGCCTGTGGGCTGGCCCAGATCTCCATGCGTTCATCTGCACGAGTAGCTGTTCCTTGTACCAATCTGTTGTTGCGATCAAAGTAGTAGCCAGTGGGTGGCACAAACTTTATCAATGCTCCTGGAATCACATATTTGAACATTGTGGTGGTAGTATCGCCTACAGGAATAGGTGTGCCGTTGGGCCATGTGGTGCTGATGGTGGTATTTCTAAAGTAGCCAGTGGTTTCATTGGCCATGGTGGTACTCTGATTCCAGGTGTATCCAGACAACCATGTGATATTTGTGGGCACTGTGGTGCTGGTTATTCGTGGAAAGTTTTCGTAATAAAATTGTTTGACTGTGGGCCCAATCAAGGCAGGTTGTACTTGATTGGTAATCACATCAGAAATGTCATTGCGATTGTCATAAGAAAACAATATGGTAGGCAGAATGTTTTGACGCCACAGCGCACCATCACTTGAGAATGTGTTGGTTGAACTATACTTGCCAGTGTTGTCTACTAAGTCAAGATAGCGACTGGTACCAATACTAGCACGGTTCAACGCCTTGCTCTTGATAATTGAATTGTATTGTGTGTATGGGAACAGGTTGTAATCTTCACCGTTGACCATGCGATTTTGTGTGTAGTAACCTGCAGGAGCACGTTGTTTGATTTCGCCAATTGGTTCACGTGCTTGGCTGTTTGACACAGGACGTGTGATACCACAGGTAAATGTAATGGTTTGCAAGTTGCCGTTGCGGTCAGTGTATGAGATGGGCAACACAACGTTTTGCATTTCTTCAGGATTGATAATATACTGCAAACCGTTGCTGGCACGTACATAAGCGCGGAATATACCCACTGGAATTTCACTGAACACCCCGTCACCAAACACCATGGTGATCTGGTCATTGGTTCTTGACGTTACACTATAAATCGGTTGTAGTACATTGTTGCGTTGTTCAGCAGCGGTATAAACGTTTTCCACATATTGCCATTCGCGGCTGATATTGCCCAAGTCGTCCAATTGAAATAACCAACGATCTTCATTGTTGACACCTTCGACATTGATATCCACTGTGCGGTTGGCAATACGCTCGGCCAAGTTAAAATCTTGATTTTGCAAAATACCTTGTTTGAAGTAGAAAAAATATCCTGTGTTGGCTGACTGAAATCCCAGTTGATCATTTCTAAACAACACGTTGAACACTGTGTTGGGCTGTGGCGCTGGCTCATACACATAGTCCCTTCCAATACTGGTGGAAGTGGTGGCTTCAAATGGCATATTGATGCCATCAACCGTGGCAGTGTAAGGTATCACAGGCAAAAAACCAGGTACCAAGTTAATGCCATATTCGTCAGTGCGCACACCCAGTATGGTTTGACGATTGCCAGGACGTCCCACTTTTTGACTGTCTACCAAGCTGGCATTAATAATAGTAGTGAATTGTTCTTGCCAATCTGGATTGGTGGGGTCGGCCCAATTTACAGTGACATTGCTGAGATTTACACCATTGTAGTCCACAACGTTTTCTGTGGTGGTTACATTGAATACTTTGAGAAAACCTTCAGCTGCTGAATTACGTTTGGCTGTGTAGCTCACAAGATTGGCCAGTCGGACCACTGAGTCTCTGCGTTCAGCAGTGTCAATGTAGTTTTCACGAGTGTTTAAGTCAGTGCGGAAAGCCAGGGCCTGGCCCATGAACGCCATGACGTCCAGCAAAGCAATAAATTCTGAACTTTCAATGTAGTCATTGAATGTTTCAGGATAATACAAACGCAAATAGTCAATGAAACTTTTGCGAAGAGTTTCAAAGTCGTAACTTTGGAAGTCGGCTTCGCGATAAGTTTGGTAGATTTGTTTCCAATCTTCTACACCAAATATTGCTGTTTGTCTTGTGGTTGTTGCCATTTTTGTCTCGTCCGTGCTTTATTTATTCGTAATAAAAACGGCGTAGTTATACGTAACTGGCATTGCGAGTGGTTTCGTCAAAGAATATGCTGAGTATTTCAGCGTTGGTGGTGTTTATTATTGTGACTTCTAACTGTATCAATATACCATTTTCTTGGGGGAATACCTGTATGTCATTGATGGTGAGTCTGGGGTCACCAGCAGCCACACGTTGTATTTCAGCTCGCAAATCTTCTTGCAATTGTTCTACTTGATTTTCAAACAAAAAACTGTAAATTGTGGTGCCATAGCCAGGACGCCCTGGCAGTTCACCTTGACGAATGTTGAAGGCATTCAATAGGTCGCGCTGAATCAACTCAAAGTCAGTGAGTGTGAACTTTTTGTTTTGATTGATAGTGTTGAAGCCAATGAATGTGGTCATGTTGATATTTATGGTGTAGTTTAACTGCCATAATTGAGATCAGGAACTTTGTCGTTGCCCACGATTCTGGTAGTAGCAGCATCAACGGTGATTCGGTCAACTGTGTCAGTTGCTTCTCCTGGTGGTGCCTGTTGTAACACAGCATCATTTAGTTTTTGTTCTGCTGTACCAACGGCAAATTGTGCTTCTTTAAACTTGGCATCAAATTCAGCCTGCTTGTCTGGCGGCAACTGTCCTCGAATCCAGTCAGTACCAGCTGCTGAATTTTTGGCAAACACCGATGATATGCCTCCAAGTTCTTTGGCATTGAATACATCCAGCGGCACTCCCAATGAACTGGCCGTGGCCAACCCTGAGTTCATTAAATTTTGCTGTGTCAAATTCTGCGCCGCAGGATTTTTTAAAAAACTGTCAAGACCGGTGACACCGCCTGCACCAGTCCACACAGCAGGACTTTTCAACACTGATGTTAGATTGTTTATGCCTTGTTTTAGAAACGTGCTGGCTGTGCCTGGTTTGAGTAGTCCTGCTGTTTCCAACTGTGTAGCATCAAATCCAAACTTGCCAACTCCCACTGCATTGGTTATTTGATCAAAATTTTGTCCAGTGGCAGTGCCTACTGATGCCATGGTGGCACGAACATCAGTGGTATCGAGACCTGACATGGGCATGATTGCTGTGGCTGTTTTGGCAAAATCCGCAGTGGTAATACCATTGGTCACTGGTACACCAAGCAAAGCGCCAATTTTAGCTGTGGTCTGTTGCAGTATGGTACCACCATTGGTGATGCGACTTTGCAAATTTCCTGTGGTACCTGCAGCCAATGACTGCTTGGCACTTTGTGCAATACTCACAAACTGATTCTGTGTTCCTTGATCTGTGCCAGCAAATCCAGCAAACCCTTGTGTCACTTCAGCCCGAGCCGCTTCAAGGCCATCAGCGGCTTGTGTTTGTGCGCTGAGTATGTCACCAGATTGAAAACCAGTAAGCCCACCTGCTGACGCTTGCTTTTGAAAAATAGCAAAGGCCTGTTCACGTGTCATGTTTGGAGGGCCGCTGACTTCAAAAACCTTTGATTGACCGGCGCCAATCGCTGTTTTTATACCAGCAAGATCAAAAGTAAATTTACTCATAATGCTCTGACCACTACCCCAGCTGGCACAGCCGGCGCACCTGGTGGTGGTGGTGGTTTTCCTTGTTCTAACTTGACCTTTACATCAACTCCTAGGTTGTGATAAGGATAAGGTTCATGTGTGGGTGCTCTAGGCACAATGGTTTCCAACGCACTGTCCTTGACTTGCCAGCCTTTGGCAGTGTCAAACTCGGTGTCTGACAGCAAGATCTTGGCAATGGGCTTGGGTGCTGTGACTTCGGGTGCAGCAGGACCATTCAAATCAATGCCACCGGCTGTGAACAACAATGCATCACCACCGTTCCATGATCCTGAAGCACTGTTCAAAGCTAGAGTACCATCAGACTTGATGCCAATGGTGTTTTTGCTGTAGATTTTGAAATCTCGCTGCGCAGACAAATTGAGATCAGTCATGGCTTCCACAGTCATGGCATTGGCAGTTTTGACCTGTATGTTGCCACCAGCATACATGTTGATGTCGCGGTCAGCATGCATGTTGATGTCACCATTGGTGCGTATGTTCACAGAGTTAGTGCTGAACACATCTACTGTGCCTTCTTTGCCAAACTCCAACCAAGTCTGTCCATTGGCATGGGTGATGTAGAAAAAGTCACCTGAATCGTTCATGGTGATTTGATGACCCTTGGGTGTGCGCAGTCTAAACAAGGCATTTTTACCGTCAAGGTCACCATCGTCCATAACAAGAGTGTGTCCGCCCATGCGACCAATCACTCGAGCATCCGCAGGGTCGAGTTCATTGTTTTGAATTTTTTTACGTATATCATTGGGCTTCATACCACCGTTGTACACGGGTATCCCAGGAGTGCTGACACCAAACACAGTGCTGGGTGTTTCACGTTGGCTGGTAGATCTTATGGGCCCACGTTCAATGTCCCGGTTGAGCCCTTGTTGAAACAACACACCTGCAACTACATTGTGTACTGGCTTCTCCTGATTAAAAAATTTCTCATTGTTAACTATTTTTTCGTTGTTGACGTTGATTTCTGTGACTGGCAAGTACTCATCGTTGACAAAGTATGTTTTTTGATTTTGGTTGGTGGTTACTTTTTTGTTACTGCTGCCCACAGCAGGAACCATGTGTCCCAGTCCTGTGTCAGGCACAACACCAATGTAATAGCCCAGTTGACGGTCACCATTGGCAAACACACACAGCACTGTGATGCCAATGTCAGGAGGAGTGAACCACATGCCATAGGCATTTTGATTTTGTGTATATTCACCTACATTATTTTCTGCGTTGTTGCCTGCGGGCGTGTAGCCATAAAATCCTGGCAAATATCGCACAGTGGTCCATTTGGTACGGTCATTCATGTCACCACCACTGAACGTTTCTATGTATACCTGTAAACGTCCTGCTCGTGTGGGGTCCACATTGTTCATCACAATGCCTACGAATGGACCAAATTCTGAGGGTACACCGCCACGATCTAATTTGTAATTTTGTGGTCGGCCTCTGCTGCGTTGTATTTCTTCTGACAAAATTGCTCCTTAACTTTCTCTTACTATGGTTTGTGTACGGCCTGCTGTGACAAATGGGTTGACATTCAGTGGCTGTGGCGACGATTCTGTGGTCTGGATAGGGACTACACCAGATCCAGTGGATGCCCGCGGATATGATGACGGACCAACTGTGCTGTTGCTATTGACAGTGGCTGGTGGTGTGGTAGAGGCCACAATGTTGGTGGGTGGAGGTGCAGTGGCTGGTCTAGTGCCAGTAGAGGACAATGCTGCTCCATTGGTGATGCTGTTGACCACGCTGGTGTTGGTGTTGGTCACAAAGTTTTGTGCCACTGTGGGTGACTGTGCATTTGACCTAGTAGAGTCCGCCACATCTGTGGTACCGTCTGTGCGTTGATTTGTGGTTTGTGCAGTGGTCTGCCCAGTGGACTTGCCCACAGTGTTGGTGCCATCAGGTTTGGGAAACATGAACAAAGAGCCTTCAATTGTCTGTTCAAATTTTCCTTGTCTAAACTCACTGATCACTCGTGTGGCCTGATACACTGTGCTTTGTATTGGCAGTCGGTCTTTGGCGTTTCCCCCCGCATAAGGGTCCGCCAGCCCAGTGTTTATATCATAGTCTTTGGGACGTTGCCAGGAAATTTCAAACATCACTTGTTCAGCATCAAAATTTATGGTGCCATCAGCAAAAAACGGTGAAAAACTGAATTCTTTGGCATTGACACCACCGGATATGCTGCCTTGTTGAATCCAGGCCGGATCTCCTATGATTCGCATTTTGGTAGTGCCCATGTTGCTGGGACTGTAGAGATATTCAGCGGCATTGGCTTGCACTTCTAAGGCACGACCTTGTTCACCTTGTCTGCTTTCAGAGCTGGCAGCCATGTAAGTGTACTTGGCTATTTCTCGCATGCTGGAAGTACTCGCTTCTCTCTGTGCTGCTGCTATGTTATCTTTTGCAGTGGTGCCAGTTACTGTGAGGTTGTAGAGACTGTTGAAGTTGGCAGTGAAATCCAGCACTGCGGTATTGGCACCAGTGAACCAATAAGGATATGATTTATGAATGCCACGAAATCTTGTGAGTGGAAAGTATCTAGATTCAAAGTTTTGCAAAAGATAAGGAGTCACAATGAACAAAATGTCATAGGCATGATCCCTACGTTTGGGATCATAATCGCCTTGCGTGGCTTCAAAACTGATTTCATACCATTTCATGGGCTTTGTCAGGTCCAGGTTGGGATTGGTAGTTTCAATTTGAGTCTTGGCATCTATCACTGTCAACTGTTGACTCAGTATGTAACTGCTGTTTCTAATCACCAGATCAATGGCCTGCACCAACTGCATGCCAGCAGTGATACTGTAGTTGCGATTTGAGATGTCTACCGGGTTTTTTTCTGGATCAAGTGCTTGATTGGGATCTGGAGGTCCCATAGGGCCATCGTCTGACTGTTTAATTCGTCCGGGCAATATCAGTGTAGCATCGCCAATGCCACCACTAAACTCAATGGCATAAGTGTCTGCCACATTATAAATGCCTTTCTTTACCAACTCTTGCTGATAGGCATTCATGGCTCCCATGAGTCCTTGTTTGATCACCAGCTTGGAACTGGGTGCCGCAGATGCTTTGGGCGGAGGTGGCTGTGCTGCGGATCCAGAAACAGCCTGTTGAGAAAAGTCTGGCCGAGAAAATACACCACCTGTGGTTGTGGAGTTTCCAGGACTGGCATTGGGTGCTGTGCCGGCTGTGTACTGCAAACCATTGCCCAGCAACGCACTCACTGATGATGCTGTAAACTGTGTGTCATAAGGCACAGTGCCGCGACGGGTGCCGCCAGCAACCATTTGACCAATGGGTGCGCAGTCAAAATCATAAGTGACCAGTTTTGAGCTCACACTCCAGTCAATTTTTTTAATGAGAAATGGTATGAACTTTTCAACCACAGCATTGGGATCTGTCAGCCCTGTGTTGGGATCTGCAGCACCCACAGCCAACAGATTGCCATTGATGTCATATCCATACCAACGTATGACCATGAGATAGGCTGCTGCTGTGTAATTGATGGGCTGATTCTCACCTTGCACTTGTCCAGCATCTTGCACTGCACGATACAGTCGGTCCAACAAGGTGATGTTGCCAGGCTCTATCACAGTGAATTTGAGATCTGTGACCATGTGGGCTGTTTGCGTGGCCTTGCCAGGCAAAGCATTGTCCACAGTGATTGAGTCAATATAAAAATCCTGGGGAAACGCAGGATTTCTTCCAAAGTCGTCAACGTCCTCAGCATCAAGGCCCTCAGTGCCTGGGTTTCGACCACCTACCTCACCTGATCCTTTGCCCAGGAATCCACCTCGGTTGGTGGGCGCACCACCACTTTGAAACAGCAAAAAATATCCGTTGATGTCTTTTTTCTTTCTGCGCAACAAGCGTTCATACTGCAAGGTGCTCATTAAATACACACTGGCGCTGTAGGTATAGCTGGCAAATCTGTCCAGCACATTAGGCTGTGGTGTTATTTCGTCTGTGGCTGTGAGATTGCCTGACACATCGGCCCGGGTCTGTTCGGCTGTGACTATGACCTCTGATAATGTTTTGTCATCATCCTGAGTGCGATCAAAACCGTCAATCTCTACTTTCCAAGATGGTGACTGGTCTTCGGAGTTGGGTAGTTTGGGTGGAGCATCAGCCATGTGTTAGAATCCCAATACAGATTTAAGTGTGGTAATTTTAGGCAGGTAGATCGTGGTACCCACTGCAAAATCCAAGGGTGGTTTGGTCAGTGTGTTGGGGTTGCGTTGATAAAATACCCACCACAGTCTAGCATCACTATACAAGTCATGTGCCAGCAAGTCTGGACGATATTGATAAGTGAGATTGATGGTAAAACTCAAATCGTCGCTTTCTTTGGGCAAGGGTCTGTTGGCCATGACATCAAGATAGAATTGATTGTATCCTGTGAGAAAATACGGACTGGTTGCGTCATAGTTGGCCATTACCAGAACCCTCCTTTGAGCAATTGTCCACTGGCATATTCTTTCATGTTGAACAACGTGCTTTGTTGGTCGCGTGTTTGTATGGGCATGAGAGTGATGGATATGTCACAACGAGTGGGCACATAGGTACTATTGTCAATGTTGGTTACACTTTGTAGATCCAGCAAAGTCTGTGATGGAACATTGGGCAAGGCACCTTTTTTGAGCCCAGAATTTCGCAGTCGACCAATCACAGCCTCAATGGGGTTGAGGCCAGTTTGTGGTTTTTCTTGCCGACCGTTTAGATTCACATTGTAGTTGTTGGGCTTGGTGCGTATGTAATCAACATTGTTGGGCATGCTGTAGTTGAATGTTCTGACCACACAAGGTTGATTGTTGAATTGATACTGTCCCAGGCCCATGAGATATACCAGTGGAGGCGGGGTACCACGAAAAGCATCTTTGGCACCGTAGAACATCTTGGTCACTGAGCGAAAGAAATGTATCACTGCCAACAAGTAATTGGCTTCAGCTGTGTCTTGCGCAGTGAATTCTCCAGAAATTTGGATGTCACCCACATATGAACTTTTATAAAACTGTCCACGATAATTTGAGTGTGTGAGGTCTGTTTGATCATAGTTGGCATTGTACGAGGTTGATATGGTGGGCATGTAGGGAAACACCACACCATTGCTGGCCGCCAATGGCGCCAATATGCCATTCTTTGCATCTGCGTCTTTGTACAGATATGTGGCCCCAGACGCCAGTTTCAATTTTACACGCCAGTCATTGTTGCCTGGAGACTGAAACTCAGCCTGCACTGCTGCTTGTTGTCGGAGTTGTGCTTCTTGCGCGGCTTGCAGTGCAGCTTCCACTGCCTCAGGATTTTGTGCTGCCGCACGGTTAAAAGCACCACCACCAAAAGGACTGGTTGCACCGGGCGCCACAGCAGGATCAACTGTGGGATCCACAGGTGTAGGAGTTCTTGCGGTTGCATCATTGAAAAACGCACCACCAAATGGTGATGTGGCTCCAGGAGCCACAGGTGTAGGAGCTCGTGCAGTTGCATCGTTGAAGACTGCACCACCAAATGGTGATGTGGCTCCAGGAGCCACAGGTGTAGGAGCTCGTGCAGTTGCATCATTGAAAAACACACCACCAAATGGACTGGTTGCACCTGGAGCCACAGGTGTAGGAGCTCGTGCAGTTGCATCATTGAAAAACACACCACCAAATGGCGAGTCAGCACCTGGAGCCACAGCAGGCACAGGTTCAGGTTGTCGAGTCAGATCAACATTGACCACTGGCCCAAATGGATTCACATCACCAGTTTGCAATGGAGACAAAGGTTCCGGATCCGTCACAGGCGGTCCTGGTGTAGTTGTTGGCGGCTGTGGCAGTTCAGGGTCTACTGCGGGATTTTGTTCAGCTGGGGCTCGTGTGACCATTTTTTATTCCTATGCCTTATTTAACCATTTTTTTAACCACGCAGTTTAACAAGAGGTTGACAATTGTTGTATTTGTGCTACAATAAGTACATATCTGGAGAAACCCCGCCGATGACTTTAATCGCCAAACCCGCTGCCAAGGTCAACTACCTTAACAACCGTGACATCTTAAAAGAAATACATCTAAGCAAAAACACCTACTGTAGTTTCCGGGATCGAACAACTGATCATCAGTTTGACATGATCCTGCCGTCAGTGAGCAAAATCAATCAAAAGACCACGGCAGAAGCACGCCGCAATCGTGCTGACCGTCACAAACGTGAAACTGGTGAAGTGATTGATCCCAAAAAAATACCCAACACAGAAGTGGTTTTCCGCGTCATGACATGGGAACACATACCCATGGCGCCCAAGAAAGTGCCTAAAACTGCTGCCAAAAAGAAAAAGATCGAAGACATACTAGACCTAGATGATGTTGTGGAAGATCCTTTGGCGGATTTAGTTGAAGACGTTGTGCTGGATCCCACTCACATGCGTGTGAACTTTCCCCCGTTTTGGCATTACCGACTAGACGAAAACAAAACACCTGTGCTGGTGGGCAAAAGCCACTGGCGGGGAGATTTAGACTCAGGTGAGTTTTGCAAGGATCATGGCAACATGACACGCAAACTGGCCACTATGTTTATGAAACTGTGCGAACGTTATGCCACAAGATCAAACTGGAGAGGTTACACTTACAATGAAGAAATGCGCGGACAAGCCCTGTTACAACTCAGTCAAATCGGATTGCAATTCGACGAGTCTAAATCGCAGAACCCTTTTGCGTATTATACTGCC